ATTATGAATACGGACCCTTATGATCCAAACCCTTACTTTGAGAGTTTGGAAGATGAAATGTTGTTTGCTCTTCAAGCATCGACAGTATTGGAAGAAATGGCTAAACAACGTAATAGGTTAATTCATGCACTAAATGGTAATATAGACTCATATAACAATACTTATCTTAGTGAATATTTTTATTTAATTAATGACTTTGGAGATTGTAAGGAATTTAATATTTTAGAACGTAATCTACAAAATATTTCAATACATAACATTTTACCAATAGACCTTAGCGATATCTTTTATTCATTTGAAAATAAATATCAATTAACTTTAAATTTAGGGAATAAATATGCAGATTTATTGAATAAAGTTCCTAGAAATCACCCTTTAGGCATTTTTAGAGATTCTATTATTAACCAATATTTGACTCCTATAGATTTCTTGTTGCGTTACTGTCCTTATTGTGGATGTACTTATGAGTTGAGTGATTATAAAAATGAATATGTTATGTTGTATAATGGACAATTAGTAGATTATATTCCTTTTAAATATCATGAAGACTTTAATTGTTATAATTGTTCCAGTAAATTCTTAGTAGCTAGACATTATGAATATGTAGATATTATTAAATCTACAGAAATATTGAAATTTAGTGATATGGAAGAACAAATGAATAGAGTAAAGCAAGAAGAAGGTGTAGACAAAGAATTAATATATCCTAGTTTACCTAAAAATAGATTAGTTTCTAGAAAAGAATATGATAATTATTGTAAACAAGTCTCAGAATGCGCTGGTTTAGACTGTACTGTACAGATTGAACCTTATGAGAGATATGTAAGACGAAATCAGCACCTGCCTTCAACTACAAAATATAATAACATGAGAGAACAAGGAAGGAGGCAAAATAGACGGAGACGACAAGAAGTATCTGATTCAGAAGATGAAGAAGAATTTAAAAAGACAGAATGTTTATTTAGAAAAGACGGAAAACCTGAAGAAATTAAGCCTATACCAAGATTACCCAAAAATAGATTAGCAACTAAGGACGAATATAATGAATACCGTATTAAGTACTATAATTATATGCGAGAACAAGATGGAGCCAGAGTTACTTTAGAGACTTATAACCAATATATTGAAACAAATAACTTTAAATTTAAGAATATGGTAGAACAAACTAAAATAGAAGATGCAAAAAATTTTGTAACATCAATCCCAAACATATTTTCATATCAGGAAGTAATGGAAAAATTAAAACCAATAAATACTATAACTAGTTTATATAAGATTTATACATCAGATACAGTTTATGATGCTTTAGCAGAAGTTTTAAGATTATTAGAAACACATAATTTATATTGGAATCTTGATACAAACAAATTGATTACCTGTATTGATTGCATATGCTCTTTACTTAAGAGTATACGCGATGTACCAGAATTAATATCACAAATCCCAGGCATGGACCGAATCTCAAATTTGCCCGGTACAGATAATCAAAATGTAGATCAATTTCCTGAAATGCAAGAAGAGACTTTTAAAATTGATGAAGAAGGATTTTTAGCTAAAGCATTAGAGTTTGCACGTCAATTCGGAATTAAGGAAGACGTAATTAAAGCAGGTGGCCCAGTAGTAGCATTGCTTGTATCAACAGTAGCATCAATAGCTTTAATAGGATGTGGATCTAAAATTAATAGTATGAATTTAACATCAGGAATGTCAGCAATGGTTCACACAATGGCCATGGAATGTAGAGATTGGAAAATTTTATTATCATCCCTTAAGGA